GATTGGTTCACATCAATTGCGCGATCATCTCTACCATAAAGAACCATTCCAGCTTCTGTAGATCTAGTTTGAATCCATTGTAATCCTTTAGTTGGATCATCCAAAGACCACTGTTGTGTCAATCCTTCTACAATGTAACCTGAAGCATTGTTTCTATAATATTCTTGTAAGCTTTCACCTCGTGATCCAGCAGGTGGTTGAGGTAGGAACTGAGCTTGGGCTGAATCAAACGATAATCCCCTGACAGTATTGTTTTCTACAGGATTTGAAATGTCGGATTCTCTTGCTACTTCCGCACCAAGTTGTTGCTGCCTTAGCTCACGAGCATCTCTAGCTACTGTAATCTTGTTTGAAATGTCAGCAATCTTATTTAATACCTGTGGTTTAGAAATCATTGATACTGCTTGATTCTGTGCGCTTACTGGATCTAAACTTGGATTATGCTTTTGAAGTTGATATCTGACATACTGAACATACATTGCTTTAAGAGAATCTCTGTCGCCTCTTTGCATAAACGTATCATAGACACCACCCGAAACAGAATGGTATCGACCATCAGGCGTTTGAACAACACCAATATTTTTTAAATAGTCTTCATCAAAACCTTCTGGGAACATTTGCGTTAACAAATCTTCTCCATTGGTGGGATCTTCTCCAATCATTTGAGCAACGATTGGTCCTTGCAAAGCCGGGTCTTCTAATACTTCAACCAGCCCAGCAACCGATCCAATAACTTGATCACCTACTAATTCTCTTTGATGATCAACTGCTGCTTGAGTTGTACCGAGGTGAGCTTTGCGAACTTGAAACAACGCTTCTTCTCGTATTTGAGTAGAGGCATTATCGCCAACAAGTTGCATCCTTTTTTCAATACCCCTGAGTTTTTCATCAGTTTCAATCTTATGTGAAATTTGTGTAGCGTCCATAAATGGATTGCTTTCTTGGATTTCAAGCACTCTTTCTTTGTGTGCAGCTAATAAACTCTGTACTGAATCATCATAAGATTGATCTCTTGTTTTATAAATATCTAAAACCACTTCGTTTCTTTTAGCATTACCTAAATCTGTAACCATCCCGTCCAACATGTCGGCTGCAACTTCTTCTCTAATTTCTGAAAGGGTTTTAGGATCTGACAAATTATCATAAGTCTTACCACCATACTCAAACGTGCCAAATTCTTTTTGAGATGCTGCCATAAGTAATGCATCTTGTTCCCTAAAAGAATCTAATAATGCCTGATCTTTTTTTCTATTATCTTCATCCTGTTGGATTTGTAATTGACGCTGCTTCTGTCTAATTTGTTCAGGAGCTTCACCAAACTTTAATGCAGTATCTGCTGCTTGAGACAATGCTTCAAACATTTGTTGTTCAGAAGTTTTACTTGGTCTTCTACCGGCAACATCACCTAATTGAATATTACCTCCACGCACTTGTCCCTGTCCATAGTACTGGGGAGTGGGAGTAACAATATCAGTTGTTGGGGCTACCCGATCTGGGTTAATCATTTTAGGGTCAATCACGAGAAGATTCCTCCTGTAAATCTATCAAATTGTGCTTGCGTTCCTCCTAAGTTTACGAAGGAACCAAGACCAGCCGAGAGTCCGCCAAGAGCACCACCAATAGCAGCCATGGTAGGATCTTGCAACACAGGCTTAGCACTAGCAAGCTGAAGGTTAGGCAGAATAAGATCATTACGTTGTTGGTTAAGCATGTTTTGAGTTTGTCTATCAATATTCTTTTTGGTTTGTTCAAAGTTATTATCTGTTTGAGCAGCTTGGTTTAAGAAGTTAAGAGACTGAGAAAGCTTGAGTGCCTTTGCAGTTCCTCCACGGATACCAGCTGTTCCAGAATTTAAAAGATTTGCAGCCAAACTACCTTTCATGGCTTTGTAGTTTCTGCTGATTTGTGATTGAACAAAAACTTGTTGTTCTTTAGCTGCTGCTAATGAATCATCTTGGTAAAGAAATGCAGCCCGTTGGATTGCTGCGTTACGTTCTGTTTGTTGTTGCTGTGCATAGGAAGAATTAAACAACTCTTTGCCATTGTTGATGCCCTTTTGCATCTCTCCTTGCACCCAATTATTAATTGCTTGCTGATTTGCGTTAGCCGCTCCAGCCGCTCCAGCCAATCCTTGGAAAACTCCTCCAAGTCCACCGACAACAAGCCCAAGTCCGGGTAACATAGCAAACTCCTTCCTTTACCATCCCCACTGATTGCGGGGTTTTTTAGGTTTCTTATTCATTTCAATAATAGCCCCACTGTGGGGAATCCAATCACCTGCACGGAAATCACTAGCCCAGCTTTGAACTCGTTCTTCCCATGCTTTCTGTTTGTTTTCTTCAACCGCTTTGTCTACATTCTGTGCCATAAGATCTTTGTAATAATCTACTGCACTAGCCAATGCATCAACACGGTCATCATGTTTAAGACCACCACGACTGTCAGTCAATCGCGTTAGTTGCATCTGGTTCTTTTCATCTTTCGCCACTCGTCTGTCCCATACAAGACGGTGCTGAGCAATGACTGGCTCTAAGACATCAAGCATTCTAGTTTCTTTCCGACCAGATACCTTGAACTCTTCAACGCCAATCCTGCCGCATGCTTCTAGTAGAACTGGTGTAATAACTTTACTAAACAATCCATCGCCAAAGTTAGATTCAATACGAACCAGATTGACATCATATTCAAGACATAACTTAGCAATTTTATTTAACACAACATCACTATATCCACCGTCCCAGCCGGTTAACTCATGAACATAGATCATAGCACCAGCAGTTGAAGCAATACAAATAGCAGTCTCATCTGCACCACGACCAGACGGGTCGATAACCATGTGCCTGTGTTGATATGGAATATATTGGTTTGCAATATACATAGGCTCCATGATTACATCACCACCCATACCCCAGCTTGGCATCTTCTTGTTAGCGTTCTGACCCTGCCACACAACCTTTTCAGGAGCTTGCTCAGAGTCCACATCAAACACAATAAGATCTTGTAGCTTAAGAGGATACTTGTCAATGTCAGCAAGGCTAGTGTCAAGCATGTACTGAAGGGCAAATGCCTTTGGTCCAATCTTAGCCTTACGTTCTAATAGCATTTCTGTATCAAACCGCTCTGGCTGTGTAGACTCGCCGGGACGTTTACCTGTATCCCACACCCACTGTGCTACGTCCTCAGCCTCACCGGGGAGACTAGGATCAGGCATCATAGCTGGATATTTAACCAGCGGATAAGACTGCTTAAGCACACCGTAGATAGACTCTGACGAGTGTGGAGTACCCAAGAACAAAACCCTAGATCCTTTGTTACGGACAGACTCTAGCTCTGTAAGCTTGTGCAACAGGTTCTCTCTTGCCTCAGCGGTTTGCGTATTGGTAGAGATTTCAATATCATCACAAATAATAAGATCAGAGTGAAGACCCGTGATCTGGGATGTAGATCCTCTAGCGGTACAGGAAAGATCCTGAGTAAATGTAGTTCGGACATTGTGGTTAAAGCCTAGAGCAGAATCCTTAGTGTGCTCATCTGGAACCATGTGGTTACAGTAGGGAACAACACTAAGAATTCGCCTAGTCTGTGAGATAAACTCAATGGCTTTTTGTTGAGTAGCTGACAGAACCAGTACGGTTTTATCATAATTATTCAACATATACCACGAAGCAAACATAGCAGTTAGCGTAGACTTACCAGTACCACGACCAGCTGCTAGAATGAAATCATTTGGTCCTTCCTGAAGTTGTCTTGCGATATCGTATTGCATTGGCGTTGGCTCTCCAAGACCAAGGTACTTCATGCAGAAATATACATGATTACGAAAATCGTTTAAGACTTCTTCAGTAGGTTTCATTAGTAGGTTGCTTCCTTAATTTTAAATGGAGCCGCTTCAGCCATAGCTTGCTCGACCCGCTCAACAGCTTCGGTAGGAATACCATCAGCTTCTTGTCTGTTATCATTTACAATCCCTCGGACAACAGTATACAGTCCGGGAGTACATTTGTCAGGATCTTGTAGATCTCGAACGAGAGCGTCCATCAGCATCTCGTTTAGTTGTTTTACCTTGCTCACTTCTTAAATAACCCCGTTAAATAGCTAATTGGGAAGATGTGACCTGCGAGATAACCAAGAACCGCAGTAAGACCTGAGAACCAAATGGCTCCGATGAAAGATTCAAAATTCATTTTTGTTTCTCCTTTTGATATGCTGCATTAAAATCTGGATCTGTTGCCCGCAGCACGGCAATCAGTTCACGAGTTGTTGTTTCTGATTCTGGATCATTAGCTTTTACTAATAGTTTAGCAGCGGATCTTTTGCTGCTGGGAATCAAGGAAGAGAAGTTTCTCATGAGGGCTTTAATTGGGTAGCCCAATCCTAAGTACCACAGTAAAACTAATACGCCAATAATAGACGTAGCGATAAAGCCATATTGCACAAGGGTTGCCCACCAAGGTACAGAATCCTCGACCTGCGGAAGCGTTGTAATAATATCATTAACATTATCAATAATAGTTTTTTGTTCTTTCACTCCAGCAGTAGCCTCCGAAACGATCAGAGATCTATCCATATCCGTGGTTTTCCGTGCCTCTTCACCAATTGTTTCAAATCTCTTCTGACTAGAAGATGCTACATCTACAATATTAGTAGCTCTTTGGCTAATCTTTTGGACACCAGAGCAGCTAGTTAGACTCAATACGATCAATACGAGTGCGTAACGCATTAATTCTCTCCGTATGAGCAGCATCAGTAGCGGCAAACTCCACTTGAGATTTCACTAGATCCTGTACAATTCCCTTAAGTTCTAGTAATTGTCCAGTATTTTGTTTTTGGATAGCCTGACCTTCGCCAAGTTTAATAAAAACTCCTGCTAATCCAATAGCTAAAACAATTACTTGTAAAACTTGCGTAATTGCAGCAATATCTCTTCCTTTATTTGGCTCCATATTAACCCTCCCAATCGGTAAAACTATCCCCAAAGCCGCCACCGTCGCTCTCAGGATAAACAAGTATAGCATCACCATTACTATCTCTCACCCAAATATGAGAAACTGGTTCTAGCTGTCCTTCTGATCTAATCCATACATCTTCTAGCTCAATTGCAGAGCCATTGCTACCACGAATCCACAAGATTTTATTAATAGCCATTATGGGTTAGCCTTTCTAAAGATAATTTGTCCTTCTGGTCCGCTTGCCGCAGGTGAATCATCGTTCTCAATAACTACAAAATAATTAACCGCTTGTGCATAAGTGTAATCATTAGAGCCAGAAGACGAAATAATCTTTAAAGGTTGTTTTACGACTGGATTTGCACGCTCTACAGCTCCAATCTGGTAGGAATTGATTGGGTCTTGTCCATCAGCAGCTGGAGCAGAGCTGGTTCTGCTGGTTGAATGGTGTCTTGTAGCGTGATTTACGGTGTCTCCAGCGGTCAGGGCTTGTACATCTGTAATATATCCGTTAGTCACAGCTACCTTAACAGGAGTCAGTGCTAAGGTTGTACCAGTTCCGATATTGACATCGGTTCTTCTAACAGCATGGTTATCAGCCGAGGGAGCATTAGTAACAGTAAGCGTGTCAATTGTACCTGTATCCGTATCAAGCGTAGTAATTGCGCCAATTCCAGTAGTATTAATATTATTGTTGTTAAACTCAACCGCACCCGCACTACTAGCCACACTAAATGGAGTATTAAAGGTGGTTGTTGCAGTAATGTCTAGGGTATCTCCTGAAGCATTCCCTAATATAGTGTTTCCATTTGCAGTCAAAGCACCACTTAAGGTCAAATCTGAAACAGAAAGCGTACCATCTAAGTCAACATTCTCAACATAAAGATTATGCCACCTGACTGAGCTAGATCCTAGATCATAAGTGTCGTTTGCGTTTGGAAGTACGTTTCCGGTAACGGTAGTAACACCTAATGCAGAGACAGGGGAACCAGCAATATTTTCTACAGTAATGGTGGTAGGTGTAATAGACGTAGTAGAGCCATCATTAGACTTTACATAAATAATAGCATCACTATCTGTAGATCCTTGGACTGTTAACGTACCAATATCCGTAGAAGTGAGCTTTCCTAGTGTAAAGGTTGCAGTATCTCCACTGATAGCCCATTTAGTTTTTTCACTACTGGTAGCATCAGCAATGTAACCACCGAAAACACCATTATCTTTAGCAAGAAAGGTATCACTACAGTCAGAGCAAGCGGATAATCCACCACCAGTAGAAGAAACAATTTGAATTAAGTCAACATTATTTGCCATTTACTTTCTCCTTATGATGGAAGTTGATGAGGTCTTGCTGGCATGACCATAATAGAAGTAGCGGTTAGTGCAATACCCACCGGATCAATAATACTACCTGCTGCTGTTGGAGCAGTCTGAGTAATACCACCAGCTGTGCTATCTAACCAACACCAGTTGCCAATGGTAAGTCCTGTGTACCCATCAACCACACCACTGAAGATAACATTAAACGATTGGTTACCATCTGATCCTGATTTATCATCAATAACACCAACAGCCAATTTTGTAGAATCAGTTCGGACAGCTTTGGTCCAAACCTGCGTAGTTGAATCCAAGTATACAACATCTCCATCAGACAGAGAGGTGTTTGAACCAGTGACATTGTAAGCAATTCTGCTAGTTGAAGGAATAGATCCCGTTTCTTTTTGGATAACACCATTAGCATCTGCGGATAAATAGGTTGCGTTTGCTAATGTAGTGTCTTTAAACTCACCAGAGGTAATTGTACCACTAGAAGTAATATTACCAGTAGCTGGGAAAAGAGTAAGAGTAGTTGTAAATGGATCACTTGAAGTTCCAGTATTAAAACCAAATTTAAAAGGTCTATGTGAAATAACTTCATCACCTGAGAACAGACCAGTACCAGTAAAATCATCTGAGCTTTCAAAAATTACTTTATACGGTGATTGATATTTAAACGATACACCATATAAATTATTTGAATAAGAAGTAACAACAAGATCTGAATCAATCTTTAGTTTCAATGCATCAGAAAGATCAAATGCTTGCAGAGTATCTTGTTGTGATCTGCTTGCAATACCTATAACTGGTGCAGCTTCAGAGGCAGAAGAACCTGCGGGAATACTAAGAGTAGGATTTGAACTTGTTGTAAAGTTAAAGTGAGTAGTGCTTGATCCATCGTGTCCAAGATAACTTTTGTCTTTAACTTGCAAGTAAGCATCTTCAAGAGTCAGTCTGTCATGCGTCGTAATACCTGAGCCTGTACCTGATGCAAATCTTAAAGAAATACTACTGTGGTCTTGTTTAGTAATATTAAATACATCTGCGGATTGGCTACTAAAGGGTCGGATACTGAGCCCTAATGCACTAGCATTTTGAGTTGTAATTGTATTCCAATCATTTGGCGTGCTAGATAATCCCGGCAGTTTTCTAATGTAGTTAAGGTTATCAAGAGATGTACCGGGAGCTACGTTTGTCCAGTAAGCTGCACCTCCACCAGTTGCAGATGGAGCAGTACCAGCAGTACTTGTATGTGCAACACCGCAATACCAAATTAAAAGAGTTGTCGCATCCGTATTAGGATCATCATGGAGTACCGTATCCCCAACAATATAATCTCTTCCCGAAGACCAGTTAGGTAACGTAAGACCTCTGAAGAATTGATCAACTTCAGTCTTTGTATAGTAACTTTGTAATTGAGTGCTAATGTGAGAATAAATATCCTGATCTTCTTCATCGAGTCTTGCCGCCTCTTCTTCTAACTTATGAATTGCTTGTAAGTTTACAACATTAAGATCTTTACCACTAAGCTTACTACCTTCCTGAAAATTAAAATACAATGACGCACTGGTTTCCCTTTCGATTTTAATATCGTGTTGCGTCTTGTCTAAGTTAACAGGAGTAGATGAACCGTCTACAAGTTTAGTAGCTCCAGTTAAATCAACAGTTTCTGCTGAGCTATTGTAAGTAGATGAGTAAGAGTTTTTCTCAATCTTAGTCCAAGCGGTGTCTCCATTGGTTCGGAAGTATACTTGAAGCTGTGCAATACCAAGTTCATCAATCAAAGTAAGATGACCAGTCCAAGAAACTGCGTCTACCTCGTAGGTATTAATAAGGAATATTTTTTCTACAGTAGCCATGGATTCTCCTTAATCATCAAAGACGGTTGATTGTGGGGTAGATACAGTATAGCAACTAATACGAATACTAGCAGGAATACCAAGCCTAATAAACTGAATAGCAGTTTCAACATCAAAGGTCATAGCCGAACCACCATCTGTATTACCGTGGTTAGGATGCATATCTTGTAATTCAGGTGGCTGGTTCTTAGTACTGGTTGCTCCATGAGGATTTGATCCTACCTCATCATCCCAGTGACCAGCGTCATAGTCAGTTACAAAGTCAAGAGCAAGCTGTCTAAAGTTACCATCGGCTCCTTCATTTTCACTCTTCCACACATCAATAAGACCAATACGTTTCATTCGAGGAACCTTTAAGACAAGCTCAAACGATGCTCCAGTTTTGTTTCTAACTTCTGTATGTAATTTTTCATATGGATAAGCGTCCCATACCCTTACCACATTGTCATCAAAGTCAGTTGGGTACACATGGTAGCCGCCTCCAGCAGAGTTAGTACCACCAGATCCCACTTGGAAACAGTCTGTAGATCCATCTTCACAACCATCAATATATTTTTCAATGTTTGTAACAACTTCATAACAGTTAGCATCAGGGCAGTTGGTTGTAGTAATACGAGCATCAGTATCTAGTTCTACAACAAAGACATACTCATCATACATATCACCCATGTATTCACCAAGACTAGAGAAAACCCTGTTAGCATCAATTTTAAGAGCGCCCGAGCCTGTCTTAGCCATAGTAAAATCATCAGCATCGCTAGTATAATCTCCGTCCCACTGTTCACTTGCTGGTAAGATTGTATACTTAGCATCATCATTTCCTGTGCCATCTTTGTTTAGCAATACAGGATTAAATGGGTTATAATAACTAAGGGTATCATAGTAGCCGACGTTATTTTCTGTAGCCGATCCATTGGTTCCGCCACTAGAATCGTATCCAGTAACCCACCATCTCCAGTAATACCAATAATTACCAGTAGCTCCAAGGTATGTGCTTACAGTTGTAGAAATTCCAGATGCATCAATTTCACCTGCCAAGTCAATATTACCATCCCATACAATATAGTTAGGAGCACCGGACGCTTGGTCCCAAAGTTGGGCTAGGTAATAGGTAACAACAGCAGGAACATTCTTAGATGCGTCTGTGTTAGAACTGTAGCTGTAGTCTCCATAAATTAAACTATCACTGCCCATGTATTCAAGATAACTAGTAGTCCCAGCGTTGCCTTCGGTATTAGGATAATCTCTAAGAGGGTGAGATTCGGTATAACCAAGAGCAGAACCCCAGTCTTTCTTTGTAACAATAGATCGAAGGGCTTCTAAGTATCTGTCTTCTGTTGGAGTACCTGAACCATTGTTATCTCCCAGTCCAGTAACACCAGACTTATCTGCGTTAAACTTAAAGGTATCAATATTCTCCACCATAAGCTTGTTTCTACACGCAGTACAAGTTCCACTAGTCCAAGCATTGTAATAGGCAGAGCCAGTACCAGAAGTTAATGGCGGATTGCTTTCACTATCAAGAACATCATCTGTGCCATGGTTCAATGTAGCAAAGTCAAGAACATCAAAGTAAGCAAAAGGATATCCACTAACAGATGTAATGTCTCTACCTTCAGTTCTGTTCAGTTCCCATCTAATATTAGACAGAATAGTACCACCTGATTGAAGAGTGTTTGCAATTTTGGTTGTGACATAGGTTTGAAGATCACTATTTTCATTACCAGAAGAAACTTGAACTGCAATCTGACGTTCAGCAGCTTGATACCCTAAACCAAATGCAGTAATAGCGTTTGGGATTAAATCTTTTGGTACATTTAAATTAACACAATCTCCAGCTAACGCCCATTGCGTATCAAAGTCTGCATCACAGGTTCCACCAGTATAGTAGTAGTCATCAAGAGATGCGTTTTCATTAGTTTTATAGCTTTCAAAAGTATTAAAATCATAAACATTAACAACAGATTTAACTTGAGTTTCAAAATCAGAGTTAATCCAGTTAGTTCCATTGTAATACAGGAAGTCACCTAATCCAGTTGAAGTAAACACAACATTGGAAAGGTTGTCCAGCTGCATATTACCAGCAACAACAGAGGGATCTTGTCCCACAAAGCTGCCATTACCATCCCAAGCTAACACATCGTTTTGATTTGTAGTAGCCAAGTCAAAGTTGATAGGTAAAGACGTAGGTGGAGATACAGTAAACAGTGCGTTACCTTGACCATCATCATTCTCTACCTGATAGTATGTATTACTTGCAAATTCTTTTTCTTGAATCAGGAATAAGAGTTGGTGAAGAGAAGCGTTAATGTCTGTTGCACTAAGCTTAGATCCCTCGGAGAAGGTGAGGAACATTTTCTTATCATCACTACATCTTTCAAACCTAACTTTAGTATAACCCGATACATTTAAAGAAGCATCTAATGTAATTTGACCAAGTGATTCATTAATAGTAAAGTCCGTGTTGTAAACAAGAAGCGTCTTAGTGCCATCAGACGCAACACCGTATACACAGAGTTGGAGAGAATCGGGTACTTCACATAACGTAGCTACATTACCATATGAGTAAGAGCTTCCAGCGACTGGGTTATCATACTCAATAATAACTGTTGCACCTAAGTTAGATGCGTTGTAGTAAATAGGGTCATTTGTATTATAATCATAGCACACGATTTCTTCTCCTGTTGTACAATCGGGATTAAATGGGTTAGGGCAAGGATCTTGTTCCTCACACTCAAACCAAATAGGAATATAGTCTCCATTACACTCATAACAATTGCTGCCAAAATCAGCACATTGCGTTGGGTTGTTGCAAAGCTCGTCATAGTCTGCACAGTTGATAAACGGACCAGTTGGGTTACATCGGCAGCACTGATCACAATGTTCTGCATCTTGTGCGAAATTACAATATTCACAAGATTGACAATACGAGTCGGGCATTGGATATCCAAAGGGAGAGCAATCATCACCACAGTTTTCGCAACATAACTCTTCTGGAACCCACTCGCCACTGCCTTCAACACACTCTACACATCCCGGCTCTCCGGGAATACAGCACACAGCGGGACACGGATCGCTTGACTTTTGCAAAACACAATGTGTACCGGGACCATCTGGTCCACCACAAGGACATGCTTGTAAGCCTTCACAATCACCATCTACAGCAGGATTACACACCGAATCAGGATGGTCGCACGGAACCCAATTACCAAACCTATCCAAACATGCAGAGGATATATTACATCCATCTGGTAAAGTACTACAAACGTAAGGAGGAGGATCGTCAGCCAAACAAGACATTGCACTACAGTCAATAAAGGGTGTAGGATTGTTGCACATTTCGGCAATAGCAGCACATAAGGCAGGATCTCCGCCTTGGGCTTCACATTTCTCTTGACAATAAGCACATGCAGCATTATCATCACATCCTGATAATGCCCATTGAGATAAATCTTTTAGTAATCCAGATAAATTAGCATACCCACATTGAGCAATAAGATCACAAAGGGTACATGTACCACCAAAGTTGTACGATCTATATTGAGGGTTATCAGGATTCAATCCTTGGGATCTTAAGATTTTACCGTTAGTGCCATAGTAACTGTTCCATTGAGTGCTGTTTGTTTTAGCAGCTTCAAAAGCGTACTCCACCCAGTTTGTGTTTACAAACCATCGTTGTTTTGGTGCGCGTATCCAGTCAGCCATGGCTTCTCCTTATTTTTGAATGCTTGTATCACCGGGACGGTAGTTCCCAATGACTTCAATGTTTGTAATGTTGCACGGGGTAGGGAAATTACTCTTAATAAAAATTGACGTAGAGTCAGCATATCCCAAAACCTTAGAGGCAAGCTCTCCTTCTGTTTCAATCCTAGTGCTACCTAATAAATCCGTAGTATCATTGAATGAGAATCCTTCGCTACGAACAGATGATGTTGCTCTGTTGTATCGTTGAACCTCAACAGTATATTGACCTGTGTTTCTGTGACGAGTTGTTAATCGTTTAATATTCAATACACCGGGAACAGCCACATTGTCTCTGCCTCTAGCATGTAATGTTGACAGTTCAATATTCATATCATATGGTCTACCTACCCACACTCTTCTATCTTCAAATCCACTACCACCTCTCTCAGAAGCTAGGTTACCGGCTACGGTTAACGTAGTTAAGTAATGTCCGTCGAACTGTTCTGTAGAAATAGCATCGGCAATATGCCTTGTGTATCTTCTATCACTGGACCAGTCTTCAGCTAAGACAATCTCCTTAGCGTTAGGATCATAGTATGGTAAACGAATTGTAGTGTAGTTAGTTGTAGAATCGTATGAGATTTTATTTGCTTCTACCTTTACAAGTCTATCTAAGTGAGGAGTCTGCACAGTTACAGGCTCAAACGTACCATAGTAAGCATAGATCTTTGGCGTAATTCCATTAGTTCTTTTTACAACCATATAGAATCCATCTTCATATCCTTGCAAAGATAAAATTGAATCTGTAGAATCTAATCTCCAACGATAGAATGCATTTTGTACCACCTGCTGTCCATTAGTTTTTGTGGTGTACACATACATATCATTTTTATTATCTCTATCTACCATAAGAATACTCATGTATGAGGGGATAGGGGTAACCTCTTGGAAGTTTACTGGTAAATATCCACGACAGTGTTGACTAAGTTCTAATGCAGTAGAGTATTCATTACCAAAAGCATCAGAAGGTGCATACAAGAATACTTTTTCTTCGTCAAAGAAATAAATATTATTGCCCATCTTAACAGGGTTAGCTGTAGATGCAGTAGAATAAAATGAAGTAGATCTTAGTTCAATATTAGTAGGAGATACAGCCCCGCTATTTGTAGCTGATCCTCTAATTTCAAATTGCGTACCGCTTCTTGTAGTAATAAACAAGAAGTTTTGATACGATGTAAGACTTTGCACTCTGTTAAATTGACCTGCGTTTACCGTTATATCAATTGGATCAGAGTCATTTAAGTTTTGAATGTCTTCAATAAAGTAGTTGAAGAAGTCATTTACTCTTGATGCAAAGATTGTAGTATCTGTTGCAACCCAAAGTCTGCCTTTCCAAAACTCCATTGCTTTAATAGTTTCGTTATTGTTAATAGCCTCTGGTCCCGGATTATTAATTGAAGATCCGTTTTCCTTAGGAATGAGTGGACAATAGCTAACTCTCCAAACACCATCAGTTCCCTTCCTAATCATTACTGGAAAGGTTCTATGATCAATCACAGAGTTTTTATCCTCCGCTCTTACCTTTTGAAAATATGGTTGACCACCTGCACTATTAGATACAGTACGATAAAACCCAGAGGTAAAAGTAAAGTAAGCATCTCGAGCATACCAAATCTCTCCTTTCCCCCTATCATTAGCGTTGGGGTAAGAGTAAATAGAATCAGTACCCCGAATGTCAGTAAATGGACTAGTAAGATACCCAAAGTCTGGTGCATCATCTCCCCCTGTGAAGCTAACAATAGTAATTGCTGCATCAGTGGTAGTTGTACCAGAGCTATCTTCTAATGCAATAGTTGAGTTTGTAAACTTACCATAGACAGTCCACTCCAAGTCTACCTTGCGAGCTAAAGTGCCGTTAATTGCTGCGTCAATCTTTAAAGATGGTTCTAATAAATCAACAACCTCAGCAAATCTTTGAGCAACAGTATCTCCGTTTCCTGATACTCCATCAGTAATACCGCTTAGTCCAACAATATATCTATTATCAGAATCTTGACTAAGGGTAGACGAGCTGTGTGCAGATGAGTGATCAAACTTTAATTTCCATAAAGTAGGATTTGCTTTTGTATTTTCAAACACAATAACATTACCATCGGTTGGTAAGTCTTCATCATCAAACTCGATAGAACCGTCTGCTTTCTCTGCTCCATTAGCTTCTGTATTGTTAATGCCAGCTTCACTTCTATGATACAAGTGTTTAGCTGCTGCCATAGCTTTCCATCCTGCATGAGAACCTGTGTCATCATCAGGAGGAGGCAAGGGAATGTCTGAGAAGTTTTCTAAAGAGTGACCGACTTCAAAAGATTCTAAAGAAACTGAGTTAACTCTTCTTTCAATATCTGCACTAACATTTTTATAACCACCACCATCTACACTAGAAACTCTTGAGATGTATTTACTATACAAACCATCAGCATCTTCACTTGGTTCATATGGCACAGCCTCAAGATCTTCTTCGTCAGCTCCCGGCAATCTGTCCTGACCTACACCACCGTTTGCCGTATTGCCATTCTCATCTACAAAGAACATATCAGCAACCTTGTAGTTAATCTTATCTCCAGAGTGAATGTATCCGGGGTGAGGCTCTAAGAAACCATCGACTGATCCAAGTTGTTTTAACTTATTAGAGTTGTCAGGAAGAAAGTCTAGTTTCTTTTTCTTGTTCCAAAAGATAGCACCTGCTCCATAACTAATACTACCCATAATATCATCTAAACTATCATTGCTATCTGTTTGCAAATTATGATGCAACAAATATTCTTTCATGCCTCTATCAAAAGATAACCTGTCAAACTCTTCTTCAATCCATTCTGTTGGTTCAATCCTAAACACACGAACCATGTTGTTTGTTTCTTCTACAGCTCTATTAATCACAACACAATATCTATTTGTACCATCGACATCAATCCAATGAAAGTAAAGATTGTCTGTATTGTAATATTCTTGGGGATCAGTAATACCTGAATCTTCTGGGGGAGTGCTTCCTAATACATTAGGTATATTAAGATAGTCACCTTCTACTCCGGTTTTGATATGAGTAAGTGGCGGTCTTTTTTCAGCTGATCTCTCCACAGTTAAAACAACATTGTCTGCGTTTTGTACTTCTTGTGGTAATCGCTTTGAAGATTCTCTTCTAGAAACTCCACCATTAAGAGATTGAATAGGTATTCTTCTTGTTGGCATTATCTACCGTACCTTCTGGCAGGGTTACGCCAGCTATAGTTGCGAGTAGAAGCAGCAAGAGTGCCACCGTCGCTTCGCAAGAAGTTACGTCGTTTGTGATGTACATCAGCTCCCCGTCCCTTAGACGTATAGAGCAACTCTCTTTGTGCTAAATACCTGTCAACCTGTTGATCTCCTTGGGTAATCATTTGATAATCTCTAGCAGACGAAGACATAATACCACGTTGCATAGGAGTTTCAATATCTTCCCAATCTAAATTAATAATCAACTTAATCTTAACACCATCAGTGCCGCCCTTACCAGACCAGTCAGCAGAGTTCTCTGTTACATTATAAAGATATGGTGGGTTACCTTTGTAACTTGCAATAATGTATTGCTCTTCTTCAGAACTCCAAATATCTTCAGCAATCTCAGCGTGAGCTGTATTAGAGGGTAGGTAAATGTAACCATTGGTATCTGGAACATACTTCTTATAATAACAATTGTTTACTAGTCCACGCATAACGTGTCCAATGATTGTCTCATCAAGGATATGCTCAGCCACGCTTGTATCTACTCCAGAATCATCCTCCAAATGATTCGCAATATGTTCTCCAGACATAAGCAACATATGATTGATAGCATCTAGTTTAGAATACATTCCCATGGTTAGTTTCCTTTATACTTAGCACGGTTGTTCAGAGCGTCCTTACGCTTCTTACACCCGCAATCCTTTTTAGTATTAGATGTTAATCTACCTAAAGAAGCAATGTATGCAACTTTCTCTACAGTGTCTCCAAGACCTTTTGATTTTTTCTTTAATGGGTTCATAATTATGTCTCCTTCTGTTATGGAAAAAAGAGCCCAAGGGGATTTCTCCCCTCGGGCCTGAGGTGCTAATTAAAAATTAGACTTTATCCACGCCGCAGATAGCAGCACAGAGTTCGGGGCGCAGAACGCCACCGCCACGCATGACCGAAGCCACGGTGAATTGTGAGTTACGACGAACATCACGGATGGTGTCCACCTTCATGCCTTGCATGCTGAGCGAAGCAACAGAGTCCTTCTGCCAGATCAAAGCCTTGACGGGGAACATAGCACTGAAACCAGCACCGCCCGAGAGCGTACCAGCCGTTGAGAACCGCAACCAGTCGAAGTTATACTTAGCATCGCCAAGATCGGTGATCTTGTCAGCTTCGGTATCCGACTGAGTAAACGCGGTAGCACCGCTTGGGTCAGCAATAATGTTGCCCAATTCGGTGTCGATCTGACCAGCGGTAGACGTAGCAGCCACCGTGTAGTCAGTACCATCAAGCTCAACCGTTTGCTTCAGCAAGTGGTTGGTCTTAACGATGGTAGCACCCATGTAGGTCAACGTGTCAGCAAGAGCGTTCATGCCAACGGTGAATGGAGCACCTAAGCCACCGGCTTCAGCGACACCACCGAACATGGGTTGCATGCTGTTAATACCCTGAATAGCACTGCTATCAGTAGAGCGAGCAATACCAAGAGCACGGATGTCTTGGAAAGCTTGCGGGGTCACTGCAACGTAGACACCGGCGGTAGGACCGTCGATCTCTTGCAAGCGAACCATGTAATCTTCGATGTACTGAAGAAGCTTGAGAGCAGCATCAGCACGTTGTTGTGACGTACCAGTTGCTTCACCAAGGAAGTTGAAAGCAGCGTTAGCTGGCAAATCAAATCCAGTGCTCAAGTCAGACGTAGTATCAGCAGTACCGAAGTTACCACCCTTAGAAACAGCAGGCGAACGGGAAGGCATAAATGCAGCCTGAGCGATCAGACATGCAATTTGCTTGTCGCGTGCGTTAGCGAGAGACAGACCAGCTTGACGGGCAAGCTCGGAACGATACTCCCACTGGGTCAGCATCAGAGCAATATCATCAAGCTCGAAGTATGAGGCCATAGGACGCTCATCAAGCGAGATGTCAAAGAACTGAGGAGCGTCGATAGAAACACTATCTTGCAACTCTTCACCAGCTTTCCACTGAGCCTTGTGACCGACAGTACCAGTGATTGGGAATCGCATGGTAGTACCGGAAGCAATAGCACGAGTGGTGACTAATGGTTCAAAGATGTTATATTGATCGTATGCATTAAGAACTTCACCCGACCAAATAGGAAGCCAGTATTCGGGAGTAGAGCCTTGGGCTGTACCGAACTGACCTTTGGTGGTTGAAGAAGTACCAGCAGCGGAGCCACCGGTGGGCCAACCAGTAGCCGCAGCACTGGTAAACGGATAAGTTGTTGCGTTATCTGCCATGAGATAATCTCCTTAAGTTAGTAATTAAATAAATAAAAACAAATTCTTTGGTGTGATTATCCTAGTCCCTTCTCATGGGATTGTTAGGGTCAATAACCTTTATAGCCATACTGTGAAGAGATAACAATTCTCTGTTCCACAGCACTTCTGAAAGCAGGATCGGTACGATACCGAGGGTCTGCAATAGCTGCCTTCATTTCAGCTTCAGACGTAAAAGCTTGCACTTCAGGTCCGGGCTGTCTTGGCTTGCCAGTTACGGCATTAGGGGTTGAAACAGAAGGTTCAGGTTGAGATTCCTGAGCCACTGGTTGACTCGCCTGATAGCGTGCTTGCAATCCCATAAGAATACTTTGAGCCGCAGCTCCTTGTAATCCTTGATTCATAGCATTAATTTCATCAGGTGATAAGTTTTCACCAGCCCACTTCAGCATCCTCTTTAGATTATCCGCACCGCCAACAACCTGAGCAGACGAGTCGAATGCTTGCTTCTGCATTGCTTGTCTACCGCGAACCATTTGTTCTACAACAACAGGATCTGCATTAAGTCTTTTAGCAACTTCCTTCTTGGTGGCTTCCGAAAGGTCGCCCTTCAAATCAATCTCTTTTCCCCAACGAGTCCAATCTTCTGCGCCAACTGCGCCGTATTCTGGCTCTGCGGGCTTCGTGATCTGAAGCTCATCAGGCATGTTACTAACGTCCTCAACAACAGGTTCTGCTGCCGCTGGTTGTTCTTGAGCCTGCGGGTCATAATTTGGATTACTAACCGCTGTTTCATTATAAGTTTTCTTTAACTCAGCAATCTCTTGCCGAGACTTTGTATATTCACTTTGCGCCTGCTTTAACGAATTAAACCAATCATCAGCTGATTTAAAATTCTCTGGGATTGCCTCCCCCTGCTCTTGGACATATCTTGCAAACGCCGCGCGTTCGTTTGTAAGAACCGGATCTTCAGCTGGTGCAGCAGGCATAACAATGTCATTACCTACCTGAGTCCCCTCTGTGGATTGTTCAGGTGTATTTTGTTGTTCCATTCTTTTTGTTCTCCTTTGCGATAGTTCGCTTTGCCTTAGGCTTACGAGTCGCTTTCTTTTGTCTGTCTGGTGTTAAACCAGTGTTTTTGATTGCGTATTCTTTTGAATTATGAGACCTCATCGGCCTCGTCTACCCATAATTCCGCGTACACCACGCTTCTTTTTATCATCAGCTTTCGTGCGAGGCTTAGCAGCCATCGCTCCTCTTGCCTTCTTAGGTGGGCGACCCACTTTATTTCCATATGTTCCTTTTCCGTATGGCATTATTTCTTTCCTTTCTTTTTCCAAGAAATTCTAGCTGGACCCTTCTTAAGTCTTTTTCTAGAATTGCATTGTGCTTTGGTTGGGCGACAAGCGGGGTAAGGTCGCTTGCTGCTTCCCTTAGCAGACTTTCTACCGCATGGCTTACCAGTCTTACAGTCGATCCAACCCTTACCCTTGTTGCGACCGAACCATTTTCTTAGACCTTCTTTCTTAGCCATTACTTTTTCCTTTTAGATTTGTTGCCCCAGTTTTTAGCACCGACTTTGCGACACTTAACAAGAGCTCCAGAAGCGTAGGCACTAGGCCATTTAGTATACCGGCTTTTTACTTTATTGTAACAAGCATCACGCTTAGCAGCTTTCTTTTTCTTAGCCATTAGTTACTACACTTCCATCTTTTACGAGCAAGACAGGCTCTCTTCTTAGGGGTTTGTCTACAATTAATGCCAAACTTTTTGATCTGACCCTTGTTTCTAGCACAGAATGAACGCTTGCGTGGACCTCCTCCGGGTTGTGGAGCCTTAAGATTTGAACCTGTTCTACGATTAATAGATGCTCTACCTTTAGCTGTAAGTCCTCCCTTACGAGATTTGCAACCGCTCTTTAAGGAACAACCTTTCATTGCTCCCTTCTTTGAACGCTTAGCCATGGATCACCTTCCCCTCTTTTTTGTAAAACCTTTCAATGTCTTAGCGAGGTTGCATTGTCGCTTAGATCTAGTTGAAAGATTTTTTGATTTACAATATTTAGAAATACTTTTACCGCTTGCTTT